ATTCTTGTAGATTCAATCATAGATTTACCATAAGGTAAGAAATTACTATCGTTTGCTAATCTAAAGTGTGCGATTTGGAAGTTTTCAAATTCTACTTTTCCTTTACCTGCTGACTTTTGTCCGAAATAAGGGTGTGCTCCTTCAATACTTTCTAAATAGAATTTAGTATAATAAGGATTTTCTGGGTCTTCTCCCTCTGCTCTTATAACTTCATAAGGTGAAAGTGGGACTACATTAGTAATACCATACTTTTCATTAATATCTAAATGTAAAAAGAAGTCTCCATACTTAACCATATTACGAACCCAAGGCCATAAATTAAATTCTATATTCATAATATCATAAAATAAATTGTGTAATATGTCTTTTATATTGTCGTTATCAGTTTTTACTTCAACAATTTGTCCATATTGTCCTTTCATTGTTGATTCGTCAGAATATATATCTAATGCAGATGAAACGATTGGGTCTGAGTCCATACTTTCATAGTCTTTAAATAGTGCTAACCTTGCTGCCATAACTTGATGAACAGTTGAATAACCGGTGCCCACTAAGTCTAAATTACTATGTAGTTTTGAATATCTATCAACTAAGTGTGATTTAACTTGTTTTTGCACTTGGTCTGTATCGGCAATTTTTAATTTTTTACCACCGACATTACGAACGATTACATTTGTACTGAATAATCTTCGTAGTCTCCCAAATAATGTTGTATCCGCCATTTTTTACCTCGTTTCTATAAGAGCCACGTTAAGTCCTCTTTTTCTTTTCCTGTATCCCAATCCCAACTATCATTTTTGTTTACATCATTGGCATTGTATAAACCCTCGTTATCCATCATCTTGGATAGGGTTTTTTTTGTTAATTCCACACCTTGTGTTCGTAATCTAAGTGCAGTATCACGAACCCAAAGTCCAATAGCAAAAGACATTACAAGGTCATCATTATATCCTTGCATAGCTTGTGCTTTATTATTTATATAGACAAAAGTCATTAGTTCATCAATCAAACGATTTGAACGAACCACTACACTTTCCTCTCTAAAAAATTCTTCTAACTTACTAATAATTAGTGGTCTGGTCTTAGAAGTCGTTGAAAAACCAGCAACCATTTTCTTATCCTCACGATAATGTTTATTCGTTACTTGATGTTGAACATCAACATATTGTAAGTCTTTACTTGTATAAAATAGATTAGGATAATCCCTATCTATTACTTGTTGGATTGTTGCCCAACCAATATTATTGTTCTCTATAATAAGTAGTGCATCGTTATATTCTGTTGATATAGAAACCAGCATATTTCCAAAATCTTTTGTATTTATTCTACCCCTATATTCTGCCACCTGAGTTAAACTTTCTAATTCAATCACGTGAAACGCTGAATAATCTGCACTATCTCCTCTACCAACATCAGCACAAACAATATAATCTTTATTATAGTTTGGTTGTTCCCAAACCCACATATTACTATCGATACCTCTTTTTTCTACTGGTTCTGAACAATTGTTTTTTCTTAATTTTTCAAGAATTATAGGGTCTATTACACCAGTTCCGGAAGTTAAAAAATCACAATCACACTCTTGTGCTGCATTTGATGGCCCAAGAAGTGTATCTTGTTCATCTCTCCAATCTTGATTTCTATCTGGGTGAACCGTCCAATGTAATTTTATTGGATTAAACATACCTGTTGCTTCTTCTGCTTCTACCCAAGTTTTATGAAACCAATTACCCACACCATTAGGTGTTGATAATGCAATACAACTACCACCTGTTGTAAGTGTTTGTTGTGAAGCTGTCCATATTTCATCAATCTTATCAATAAATGCGGCTTCGTCTAATATTAATAAAGATAGTGCTTCTGAACGAGCAGCTTCTGGGCCACTTGATACTGCTTTAATCTGTGAACCATTACGATATCTTAAATTTAATTTATTGTCCTCCACACAAGGTTGTTTTAACCAACTTGGTAAATTTGCGTGCATAACACGAACTTTCGTAACCAAGTTTTTTGCTACCTCTTGTTTTGTTGCGATTACCAAAATGTTTTTATCTTGAAAAAAAGTCATCATCCAAAGACTATAACCTGCTGACAATGTAGAAATACCTAATTGTCTTGCTTTTAAAATTACATTAAAACGATTGTCTTTAAATTCTCTAATCGTTTTTTCTTGAAATTCATACAAATCAAATGGTATTTTACCTTGAATCGGATGCTGTATCATACAAAACTTTTTCATAAAATATACTGGGTCAGTAGCACATTTTATATATTGGTCTTTTATTACTTCTTTAATTTGTTCTGCCATTAATCTACTATTTGACCTGCTAACTTAACTGATGTAGCAGTCATCAAAACTCCATATGTAAAGTATAACCATTTGTTCTCATACCATTTGGGTCTAACAAGTTTTACTTTTTGTTCAAGAAGTTTATTAGTGTCTTTCAGTAGATTAATTTGGGTAGTTTTATTTGAAATCAACATAGAGTCTATGAATGAATTTTCCTCATAAAGTTTGATTTGCTCCTCTAAATCCATTACCAACGAAACATTTAAACTATCTTTTAGTTGTAGTTCTTTAATTTCGTTAGTAAATCCTAATACTTCTTCCTCTGTAAAAGTATAGGTTTTAGGTTCGTCAACCACTTCTTGAGAGAATAATGCTCCCATTAATAATATGTAAATTAAATATCTCATATATATAAATATATACTACTTTGAAAACTTCTTAAGAAATTTTACTGCGTCATCAGCATTATCTTCTTTTACTGCTTCTGATGCTTGTGCAATTTGTTTTTTAGTAGTAGTAACTTTTCGTTTTAATTTAGCTACTTCTTTTTTATTCACTCTCTTTTTAGATTCAAGAACTTTTACTTCTTTTTCAAGTTCTTTAACCTCACTATCTTTTACTTTGATTTGTTTGTCAAGTTCTTTTACCTCTTGTTTTTTATTTCCACCAAAGAAAAGATTTAATATCGCTTGTATGATATTCATTATTTCGCTCCTTGTAGTTCGTTTTCTGCTTTTTCTACGAGTTCTCTTTTTTCTCGTATGAAATCTCTTGCTTCTGAAATGGTTTTTTCAAACTCTTGTTCTGCCATTTCCCATTTATCTTCCTCTAACATAGGTGTATTTACACCAACATTGTTAAAGTAAGTTTTTTTACCACCTGTTTTTTCAAAGTCATCTATACTTTGTTCTAAATCTTTTAGATACGCTTTTTGGTTTTCTAACATTTTAGATTGTGCCCAATCATCAAACTTACCCTCCATTCTGAGTTTGTTCTCAAAATCTATTTGACAATCAAAACAATGATTCATTAATCTCCAAAACTTATTATCAAGTTTCTTTTTCATTGCTTTTTTACACTTAGGACAAAACCAAGGCATCCTGATAGACTGCATTGTTTTACTTAATTCAGACTCTCTTGTTTTTCCACCTAAGTCCTCTTGTTTACCCTCATATCCTACTTGAACATAATCTTTTTCATAGTCTTTACCACTCATCAAATCTTTGAGTGCTTTATTTTGTCTTTCTGTATCTTTTGAATAACCTGCCATTATCTCTCCTAAAATCTTAAACTACCTAATATTTGATTAATTGGTGCAAACGCTCCAGTAAATTTATAAATATTACCTTTATATTTAAACACCAAACCTTCTGAAGGTACTATTGAACTTGACCCACCGATAGCTTCTAATTTCTCTATTTGTATTTTTAATTTTTCTAATTTTTGAACATTATCTGGTTTTTGTAAATCTGATAATGCTTTTGTGACATCTTGTCTAATTTTTTGAACTGCTGAGTCAGGTGATACTGCTAAAAATCCCTGTATGTTTTTCAATATTTCTGCACCTACTTGAAAGAATAAAATTTCAAATGGTTTTATATTTTGTTTAAACATTTTGTTATGGTCAAGTTTATCAGTTTTTATTACCCAATCAACAAATTTTGGATTATCTTTAAAATCTTTTTTAATATCTCCTATACTATATGATTTGTCAAAAAATGCCCAACGATTTGTTAGTTTAATTAATTGACTATCTTTTAATTTAGTATTAAATTGTTTTGCCGCATTAAATATATAATTTTGCCAATAAGACTGATGATACATACCTAATTTGTCTGTATTTTTTAGTCCATACTGACCTTGTAGTTTATTCAACCTGCTTAAAAAAGTAGATTTCTTTTTACCAAAGTCTTGTACTTTACTCAGTTGTAAAAAGTTAGGTCTACTAATTTTAAATTTCTTTTGTATATTTTGATTAATTTGTCTAATCATACCTTCTAACATACGAGCACCTTCTTTTGAATATCCTTTTGCCCTACCCGATTTATCATATTCAGTAGTTCCGTGAAATACAATTTCAGCGACATCGTAGTCAATTACATTTGCTGTTTGTGGATATATAACCTCTAAATTCATCCATTTAGTTCCATTACCAAAAACCTTATTCTTTTGTGGTTCTGACAATTTACCAATAGCATTTTCTAAATCTCTCATCGCACCTACAAAGGCAGTTTTTATATTACCCCTACCACTAAACATATTTGCAATTCCAGCAGTTGTTGGTGCCGTTTTACCACCATTTTTCAGATGACCTTTATTTCTTGCTGCTTTTAACTTTCCGTCCACCCAACTTATCATTAAGTTTTGTCCGTCAAGTTTTTCAGAAACATTATCCTCACGATTTAGTTTTCCTGCTAATCCATTAATAATTATGTTCTTTAAATCTGAAAATGTCAAATTATTATCATCAAATGGATGATTCATATGTCCGTATGCTCCACCCTCTAATATTAAGTGTTCTTTTTGTAATTTTTTCTTTTTTGGTGTTGGATTTAGTGGGCCTTCTAAATACTTTCTTGATAATTCACTAAATTTTTTATCTGATTCTCTAACGATTGTTTCGGTTAAGTCGTCCGGTTCTTGTAGTGTGAGTATTTTAACTTCTTTACCACTTGGTAATCTTTTAGTTTCTATTGACATCACTTTTGCTTTCGACTTAGAACTACGAGTTATTTCTTTTTCATCACTATGGTCATTAGAAAATCTAGCTCTTTTTGGTGCGTCTTTATCACCATCAATAAATAGACCTCTAATTTGTCCTTTTGAATTTGGTTCTATTCTAAATAAAATGGATGTTTGGTCTGATTCGTCATTATGAACTTTACTAAAATATCTTGCCTTCTCTCCACTCAAACTAAATCCACTTGAACCGTGTCCAGACTCGTCTGGTATTTCAACCATTTCTCCGATTTTAAATCTACTTAAAATATTTTGTGCGTCTTTACTCGGAACTTCAATACCTCGTTCAATGGCCTTACCTATTTTGTTAATACTTTTATTAGATAAATCACTAATT